AATGAACTAATCTAAAAGGAAACTCTTCATATGCATAGTTGTAATTTTGTGTTATCACTGTTACTCGTTTTGGGTCTATTCCACATTCTTTTAGATATGAAGTAAAGTTGGAAACTTCATCTGGCAACCAACTAGAACCTTCCATCGCATCGTTGATAATGATTCTACAATCCATATCATCTATTAATGAGAAGTCGTATTTTTTATATTCGGCTGAAAGACAGGGACAATTGATAATATAGTAGGAACCCTTAATATCGTAATCTTTCAACCAGTAATGTAGGGTTCCTTCTTCATTAGGATCATCTTCACCAAAGACATTATTAGGGCCTATAGTCTTATCAAATCTAACGTAACGCAATGAAACCCCCCTGCTAATAATCGGTCATGTCTCAGTTCTAGGGGAACGATATCGAACTTATGTTGTTTTAGTTTCTCTATTAGTTGTTTTTGTTTCTTATCTACTATCACCGTTTTTGGGTCTATACTCAGTAGATTTAGTCCTATCCATGCACTCGCACCCCAAGGTAAGTCCATAGAAGGAGGCGCACTATAACATTCATCAATCCATATCTTATCCCATGATTTAAAAAGTTCTGGTTCATTCTCCTCATTTACCCGACTTGCATTATACAAAACCAAGCCCTCTCGCAGAGGTATAATTGTACTGTCTAGGTGTGCGTAGGAATAAAGATTCTCACACAAATGTACTTTATACTTGTCCCCTAAAACAGATTGCAACCACTGAGCTCCCTTTTCATTTCCAGTATTACTTACCTGATATAGAATATCATCATTTACACGAACACAGTTTGCTGCCTCAAATAAAATCTCTAGGTTATTCAGTGAGGGGACTCCATCTATTTCTTCCTTGAAATTCCCATCAAATAAAATAGGAGTAGGCGCCTTAATCCACTTATAACCATTTGCCCATAAAGAGTTAAATATCTTTCTGTATCCCCATGTTTCAAATCGTCTGTTGAGTATAGGGGAAGGGGTTTCTATAATTGTGTCCCCTATGATAAGGGTGCAGTCTCTTGGGGAATAGTAATGCCAGTT